GCGTTCCTTTTCCGGTTCAGCGCATCGATCTTCTGCAGTGCCTCCCAAGCGGGGGCGAGTAGGCGAACCTTGCGGGTCGAGCGCCGGGTTTTCGTCACCCGGTAAGCCCCACGCACCTTGGACCGGCGAAAGGTCACCGTGCCGTGCTCGAGGTCGACATCCTCCCAGGCCAGGGCGATGGTCTCGGATACCCGGGGGCCGGCCCACATCATGAACTGAACCATTAACAGCTCTTGCGTGCGGCTGGTGTGGGTTTCCAGGATCTGTTTGATTTCCGCCCGGGTGAACGGGTCCGGTGCCTCGGGATCTGGCAGGCGTACCATCAAACCCTCGGTCGGGTCGTGCGCGACTTTCATCCTGGTGCGGTACAGCCTGAACACCTGTCGCACGTTGCTAATGATGTCGCGGATGGTTTTGTTTTTGAGCGTCTTAGACAGGGTTCCCTGGATCCACTCCTGCAGGTCCAGGTGATCGATCTGGTTGATCTGTACCTTTCCCCAGCGCGGCCGCACATGAACCTCAGCCTTGTTGGCGTAGCCCCGGTAGCTCGACGCCGCCACACTGTTGGCCTTGATCTTTAACCACAGGTCCAGGTAGTGGCCGAAGGTGTTTTCCACCAGTCTGGCCGAGTCGGGGAAGTGCCGTGCGTAATCAAACGTACCGGTCTGGATCTCGTATTCGATGATGTCGATCAGGCGCCTGGCCTGGGCCACGACGGCCGGTTTGTTGCCTCCCGGAACTGTTTCCCGGCACTTTTCCCCGTTGTGTTGAAAATAGATTCTCACGGAATTACCGCGAGCTTCGACCCCACTCATGTAAACCCCTAACGCTGTACTTGTGTATTTACAGTCTGACAATCGAAAACAAAAAGGCCCGTTCCCGGGCCAAGTATCGTGATGCGAATCTTCTAGTGGACGCGGTTTATGGTTTGGGCTTGTGGTTGCGCAGATGGGCATTCATCCGTTGGCGCTGGCGACTGCATTTTCCATGGTCGCCTTGGGCACGCCACTTGCCGCACTGGTCGCACACGCTGGTGTAATCAATGTTCCAGGGAAAGCGCCGTACTTTGGTTACTCCAGAGCGGCTAGACATTGCGCTCACTCCCCATGACTGTGGAGTTGGCCCGATTAGAGGTACTGGCGAGCAGTTGGGCGACTACTGCTGCATCGGTTTCGCTCAGGTCGCCGAGGGTGCGGGCCATCTGACTAAGGCTTTCGAGACGTGTCCGTGACTCAGAGGTTTTGTGCACCAGGTATCCAATTACTGCTGCGCCGATGATCGCGGTCGCCATTAGGTGCCGCGCCGGTGTGATAGCCTTCTTGCCGCTGCTGCTTTGGTGCTGTGCTTGCATGGTGTTGCCCTCGGTGGTGGTTTGGTGTCGGGGAGCTGCAACTCCTCGACACCGCTTCTTTTTTTCGTCAGTCCTGACGGGCCAAGTGGATAACCAGGTCGGCGTAATCAGTATCTTCCTCAGTGCAGGCTTGCCACTCCAGCACGCTCAAAACCTGCTGAGGGTTGCACTCATCGACTACGATTTCGCGCTGGCCAGCTGCGGCACGAACTTCCAAAATCTGCAGCAAACCATCCTCGCCATAGGCACCGGCCTGAATGATCGGATGGCTTTCGCCCATGTGTTCCAACCGGTCCTGGATCTCCTGCAGCTTGCTCGTCTGGCCGTCGCCGGCATTGCCGATAAAAACTTGGATTTGCATCGGTGTCGTCTCCCTTAAGTTTTGAAAATCCAGCACTTGACCGTCGTCGGACGACCTGGTGCCAGTGGTGTTTTGCTGTTCAGCGCAGCGCGAACTGCGCTGTGTACCGCCTTGTTGGCTTCCACGAATTTGTGGGATCGAGATTCCTTCAGCAGGTCGCGCAGGGTGGCCACGTCGGCCAGCTTCTGTTTGTGCTCTGCGGCGCGCTCGCTGAATTCGTTGAGGTTGATCGCGATGACGCTTGGGTCGCTGCTGTGGTCGACGACCGGGTCGTCGCTGAGCGATTCGAGGTAGTCGTACACCTCCCAAAATTCGGCGACGGCCGGGTGGTCGGAGCTGATCGAGGCCTGGCGCTCGATCGCCATCCGGACGATCTGCCGCTGGGTAGCCGCCACTTGGGGGTCGTCCAGTTTCAGAATCAACCGCAGTGCATCGAGCAGTGAAAGCAGTTGCGCGTGGTTCTTGCTGATCCGCTCGACACGGATGTACCCGCGCAAGTCATAACCGCAGCTGCTGCAGTTACCTTGCTCGTTGCGATACTCGGTGCCGCAAGCAAAGCAATGGGTGTGCAAGCGACGCAGCTTGGCCTCGTGTTCGGGCATGCGCTGGGCGAAAAGCTCGAGGACGGCAGACTCTTTGCCGACGGCACGAATCAGGAAGTGGCTCAGCGTGCCGCCATCCAAAGCGTTCAGCTTGTCCGCCGCCACACGGCTTTGCGGGGTGACCGTAGGCCGGATGAAGTGCAGTTTCACGATTCGGGTCATGATCGCCTCATGGGCAACCACAGCAGCGTTCTGACTGATAGCGATCGTCCCGCGAAACGGCGGTTCATAAGTTTCGTTGCCGGCAGTTTTCACGCCTTTGGTGGCCAAGGTGCCGCCGCCGTAAAAGTCTTTGAGCTCGTCCCACTCGAAGGTTTTTGCGTGGGATCGATCGTCACCGTGGCGATCGGCTTCAAGGAACACGACCGGCATCCCGGACACCTGGCCCATCAGTCGCGATCGACCGGCCTTGGTTGACTTCATCGGATCGAAGCCTTCATAGCCCTCGCGGCCGAGCAGCTTCCACAGCAAGTTAAGCAGGGTGGTCTTACCGGCACCGGCCTCGCCGGTGGCTTCCAGGAAAGGAAACGATTGGTAACGCCCGCGGATCTGCTCACAGAACAGCGAACCGAAAAAGAACACCAGCGCCACCAGGCCCTGTGCGCCGAAGCACGTCCACAGCAACTGCAGCCATTCTTCGTTGAAGTCTTTCCCGTCGCGTTGCAGCTTGATAGGTACACCTTTCTGCAGCGTTTTCAGACGAAGTTTCCCGAACTCGAAATAGTCCTCGCTGTTGACCTTGTAGGCGGCGCCATCCTTGATCGCAATGTCGCCGTAGACGTAGCAGCCGTATTCCTTGCTGTAGCCCACGTAATCGATCGTTGAGACGGTTTTGATGCCGAACAGTTGATCCTTCATAAGTTTGTCCAGTTGTTGACCGCTCCCGGTGTACATGGCGCCAGCGGCCATACCGAGCAGTCGTTTTTTGAATTCGCTGGCAGCAGAAAGCTGGCCGCTGGTGAAGGTGTTTTTCACGCTTTCAGAGTCGTGCGGAAAGTCGACGCGCAGGTAGTACCAGGACTCGTCCGTGACCTCGTTGCGCTGGAAATACAAAGCTTGTGGGTAGCAGTTGGCGATCTCGATGACGCTGCCCGACTGTTGCAGCGCTTTCTCGCGCTGCTGTGATTGATTCAGTAACTGGTCGTCGTGGTTTTCGCTGTCCTCGATGTCCTGCATCGCTCGATTGAATTTCTCCATGTCCAACTTGAACCAGTACAGGCGGCTACCGAAGCCCAAGTGGAATTCACCGCGCTTGTTCCAGTCGTACATCAGGAGCGCTTTCTCGGCGGCGCTTTCGGCCAGCAGCAGGGCGCCCTGGTGGCGCGCCTGTTTGAGATCAGCAGCGACCTGATCGGCTCGTTCGCTTTCGTCTTCGATGAAACCCCAGCGCTGATGCAAGTCGTTCCAATCGGTCTTTCCGCCATCACGAAGTGGGATCTGTGCAGCCTCGCAGACGAATCCGAGGGCTCGAGCCTGCTTCGCCCAGCGCTTGGTATAGGCATGTGCGCCAGATTCGTTATCAAGCGCCCAAACCAGCTTGGGTAGCTTCCCGTCGCGGTTACGGGCGAGCGCTCGCAGCGACTCCTCGGGGAAGGCATTCGAGGACATGGCCGATACGGCGACGATGTCGTTGTGGACCAGGGCGATGGCGTCAAAAATACCCTCGACAATCCAGACTTCTTTGGCTTCCAGCAGGTCCACACAAGGCGGGCACCACCAGACCCCGCGATAGCTGTCCTTCGATTTGAACCGGGCTTTCATCTTTCCGAAGCGATGCGGCTTATCAATCAGGCGCTCCCACCAGCCGCCTTTCTCCAGAGCAAAGCGGACCGTTGCACTGCCGGCGTTGTGTTCACCGGAAAAAAAGCTTTCCTGGGTGAACCAGCCTTGGATCAGCTCAATGCGAAAGCCTCGGGCAAACTCCAGATAGGCGCGGGCGGTCGCGTTTGGGTTTTGATCGGTTGCTGGCGCACGTTTGCTCCAGTCTTCAAACAGATCGTCGTACAGCTCTTTGACGTGCAGGGAATGGGCGCACTTTTCCGGCCTTCCGCAGATCACCAACCACGGCGCCGAGTGACGCGTGTAGAGGGTTTTCTGACGGCACTTTGGACAGGTGCCTCCGCGCATGTAGTCGGTGTTTGCCCGATGCTTAAGCCCGTAATCTCGTTTTAGGCGCTCGATTACGTCGCCGCGCAAGTCTTCTTTCATGGGTTACTTCGCTTTCTTGAGGCAGAGGGTGAGGGCGCCGATCAGGTGTTTCTGAGCGGCCATCACAGGACAGTTGGCGAGGATTGATCCGTGGCGCAGGCCGTCCGGAATCAGGCGGTATTGGTCTGCGTACCAGAGTTCGTTGAGGCTGAGACGGTACTGCTCGCGCAGGTTGGCCAAGAGCGCTTGAGCCTGGTCAGGCGTCAGTTTTGCGTTGATGTTCATGGCGTTATCCATCGTCAAACCTCAATTTCGGGCGCAGCTCACCCAAACCCACGGCGGTGGGAACAGGCGATTTATGGGGTGGGTATTACGAAGCGGTGACGCGGAAGCGACCGTTATCCGGTGCGATCAGAATGCGTTCGTAGATAAGGCTGACCGGGATGGCCCAGGCGGTACCAGTGCTAGTGTCGATAATGACGGTGTGTGTGGACGTGCTGCTGACGATGTCCAACCGCTGCCGATTGCTCACTGCTGACATTTCGCTGCTAGCCAGATGCACCAACCGTTCAGCGTGTTGAGTCAAAGCGTTGTAGTCCGTGACCAGGTGTTGCACAGCGCGCTTGAACAGTTGCTGATCGTCGCCCAGGTGTTCGCACCGGTGCCGCTCAAGGAACGCGAAAGCCGCGGCTTTGAGCATGTCTTGATACTCCTGTACTGCAGGCAGATTGTTCATTGGCCTTTCCCCGGTTTGGCGCGGTACAGATCGATGGCTGCAAGGACTTCAGCGTGTCGTGCGGCCATGTGGTGGTTGTGGGCGTTGAGGATGATTTCGGCTTCTTTTTCGCTGATCGAGCCGTCTTCCAATGCCTTGGCAATAGCCTGGTCAACGCAACCGCGCTTCGCTGAAACCTGAACCGATCGGGCATACAGTTCGACGTTGTCCAGCGTTTCGGGGGCGGAGACCGGTACAAACAATCCGCCGTACATTTGCGCAACGTAGTTCGCAAAATGAACGGTGCCATGCGCTTGTTCAAGCGTGAAAACCTGAGCATCACTCAGCGGTCTGCAACCCGCGTTTTCATAGGCATGGTTGTCAAATTTTTTGACTTTCATCCCTAAGCGAATTGCAGCGCCTTCGCGCCCATTGGGGTAACTGCGAATAATCGCGCTAACCACTTCCCGGCGAGTTTTTAGAACTGTGCCTTCCATTTTCTTCTTCTCCCTATCGCCCAGTGCCGTTACTGTTCAATCACGCCGTCTTTGATACCAAGTAGCACGGCGGCACGATGTGCCTCCCCACGGCGACAACGGCTTTGACCGCTCAGCACTGCGTAAACAGTGCTGGGATTTAGGTTGTGTAATGCAGCGAAGTCTTTCGCTGACTGACCGCGTTTTTCCATGGCTTCACGCGCTTGTTTGCGGGCTTGCTCGCTGGTACTTGTGTTGGGCATAGTGCAATTCCTTGCGCTTTCGTGTGATGACGAACGCAGGATGTGGCAAAAAACTGCCATTGTAAATATAAGAGTGGAAAAAATTTGACTCTCTCAGAAGAGATTGGCGCACGTTTGCGACAGCTGCGCGCCCAGGCGGGACTTACTCAGGACCAGCTCGCAGAAAAGCTCGGTTGCTCGAAACGTACCCAAGGCAACTATGAGTCTGGTGCCAGCGATCCACCTGCGTCTTACCTGAGCATGGCCGCGAGTCAGTTGGGTTTCGATGTGGGCTACATCGTTACCGGTGTTCCCGCCACATTATCCGCTGACGCGCTTTCCGAAGCTGAAGATCGGCTCGTGACGCAGTACAGGATCATCACACCGTTCGATCAGGAAGCTATTCGTCGTTTCCTGCAAGCTATGGCCGACGACGCTCTTCGTAATCGGAATTAACTTGTAACAAAGCATGTACGACAATCGTCAGTCCTGTGCTCCCTACCCAGTTCCTGCCCGGATAATTGATCCAGCAATGCACTTATGGAGTAGGAAGCATGTTGGATCGCACGACAATTGAACGCGACCGCGTTGGAATGACCGAAATCGAATGGCCTGGCCTGACGAAAATTGAACACCGTCTGATTGAGCTCTACCGTCGTTTGGGTGAGCTGGACCAGCAACAAGTCCGTCGAGTCACTGAGATTCTGGTTACCAGCCCTAAAGCGTCGGCGGTGGATAGCCCCAGTCGTTGTGTCTGAAACGGATCATTCGAAGTAATCAATCGCCGACCCTTTGAGTCGGCGGTTTGCGCCTTACGCCACCGCCTGTGAGCCCAACTGCTCAAACAGCTCCCGCTGTTTCGCACTCGGCATGTCTCTCAAACGGTCGAACAACATTCTTTCAAATGATTGAGCCGACGGGCTCAGCGTGTGGGAAAACGTCAAATTCGCAACCCACGTGTGCCCGCACTTGGCGTCCAGGCATTGGCAGTAGAGTTTCGCAAAATCCTCCGATAATTGTTCACGCGAAGCAATTCGCCCTTTATGTCCGCATTTGCATACAACTCGCATTATGTCCCTCCCCAGGGCAGCCAATGTCGCTATCTTGCCATATTGTTCAGTGGCAATCTCTTGCGTATTTGGTTTTGCTAAGTGGAAATAACTGTGTCTTTTGGGGTTTTCCAGGTGAATTGCCTGTCTTCGCGTAGCAAATCATTCAGCTGGTTGAACAGCTGACAAATCGGTCGAATCTCATTGCTGGTGTACACCCGATCAATCTTCTCGATATCACCAAAGCCCGCGTTGTTTTCCGGGATGATGCCCGCCAACGCGGGGTTCATCCGCCACGCGGCGATCACATCGTTACGCGTGATGTTCTTGACCTTCTCCAGCTCGTCCTTGGCTTGGAAGTCACCCACCGGAATGATCTGAATCGCCTTCTCGGTACCGCCCGGGATGTTCACGAACAGCGATCGAAAGTTACCCACACCCTTGCTCGCGCTGATCTGATCGCGCAGCGATACTTCGTCTTCCTCGGTCAGATTCGGGTCGTTGGTGTAGAAGATGTAGC